CTTTTTACCCTGTATTATTTTTTCGAATTCTTGTGGGGATGCCATAATGATACTGTTTTAAAATGTAAAAATACAAAAAAAGGGTGAAAGAAACAATTTTCCCTCACCCCTATTATATTTGGAATAAATTTTCGACTATTCTATGTAGCTGTAACAACAACAGCTGTAGAAACAGCGCTTATCGGAGAAGCTCCTGATTGCGCGGTAGCAGTAAGTACCTCACCAGTTGCAACAGTAACAGTTACTGTAAATACACCTGTAGTAGCGTGAGCTGTAACAGCTGATTCTGGAGCACCGTCCACAGATAAAATTACACTTGACCCAGGATAAGCTACACCTGTAACAGTAGTATCACCATTAACAGCCGCATCTATAATAGGTATAGGAGTAGTTCCAGCACTGTTAAATGCTAAAATATATTCCATCGGTGCAGATACTTTAGAGTTAGCTGTATCTACTTCATTCGCTACAGTTAACACAATAACATCGTATTCTCCAGCAGCCGTAGCTAAACCAGCGAATTCAAAATTATTTCTCCACTCTAATTCTCTATGAGAATCTGAATCACCTTGCGCAAAATGCTCTCTTTCCACAACCCAAGGACCATAACCAATACCATCATTACCTGTAACAGTAACAGTTTCTAAAACAGCGTCCTCTATAGGTAAATTCAATCTAGATGTATAATCAGTCTGCTTACCTAATTTTTTTCCTTGTATATAAGTAGGAAGTTTTGATACTATAGTAATAATAGCTACAGCACTAGTAACAGTTAAATATTCAGTCTTACCTTCTCTAGTTAGACTAGCGTTTAAAGACGCAGCCAAAGCAGCAGCGATAATAGTAGTAGTATCAGCAGCAGCAGCGACATGAGTACCGTGATGGAAAAATTCTCCACGCATTCCCGGAATTTTACTTTCTACAGTAATTTGGTATGTTTTACCTGTAACAGCTGTAGCGACCGTTAGTGTTGAAGTACGCAAGGCAGGAGTAGTATAATCCTTGGTTTCTGCTACAAAACCAGCGAATGCAAATACTTTACTTTTAAGTATCTCCCCATTCTTCATTTGAGCGATATATCCTGTTCCAATACCTCCAGCAATTATCAATCCTGTAGTTGCGCTAAAAAACCCTATCTCACCCTCAGGTAGAGTCCCAACAGAAGCAGCTGCGGTAGATCCTATGAAAGGACTTACGAACGTTTTCAAACTATTTTTTGTTGAATACATATTTTTATATTTAAAAATTAAACCTCAGATTTATTGAATATAGATCCATCTTTTAAAATCATATTCACACTTAAATCTATTATTTTATCCAGCACTTCTTCGTGAAATTTAGAGTTGGTAGCTGAAGTCACCCCTTCTATAACAAGTCCAGTCGGCAAATCCTCTAATACGATTGGAAGTAACTCTTCTATATACTTAAGTTTATACGAACTAATAGTAGCCCCTATTGGTGGCACTAATTCCGCCACAGAACTAGTTACCTCATCAAAACTTATAACCCTTAAAAGCTCTTCATGGTTAGATTCTCTAAAAGGATTTACTGCTTTATAAGGTAATTCTGCTAATTTAGTATACTTTATTTTTACTTCTTTACCATCCAAGATTGGCGAAGCACTTGATAATACCGCAACTTCGTAAACTGGCTTTCGCAAGTCACTAGGCATTGGGAAAAATGTTGAGTTAGCGATTACTCCTGTTCTAGCTATCGGGCTAGACGTTATATATTCTTGTATAAATGGCTCCAAATCTTTACTTAAATCACCATTTATTTCAAATAATTTTATCATCTCATCAAACACTTTAGTCTGAGCGGCACTTAAATATAACGATTTATTATATTCATCTATCTCTATACCGCCAGAGAAAGCCTTTAATTTATAATCAATTTTATCACTTATTGTTGGTAACTCCATCTTTATAGAATTGTTCAGCTAAAGTAGCTGCTAAATTTAAAATATCTCTATGCCAACCTGTATTCAACTCACACTCATGTACAGCTGTTTCTCCATCTATACTTACTGAAGGAACTAAACTAGATAAATCTTCTAATATAATAGGAGCTGGTTTTCTAACATATCTTACTACATATTTATCAGGAACAACTCCATTACGTGGGAAAATCTCCACAGAAGGAGTTACACCCCCTGCATCTTTTATTCCCATTCTCCAGGCTTGCCTTCTAGGTGGAAACTGGTAAGGCTTACTTTTTTTATTACGATAAAACTCATTTGAAACCACTAATACTTCGTATCTATCTGTTCCTTCAAGTATATACTCGTTTAAAATCTTCAAACTTACTGTAATTCCGTCAAAAACATAACCACCATCAAAACCATCCGTAGTAGGTAGCAAACTTTCAGTCACTGTTACAAGTTCTGGAAAACTATGTGCTACAGTATCTACAGATATAATTTTTTTTACTAGTAATTCTTGAGCATTAGTTAAAATAACAGACTTCTCATATTCATCTAACCCAGGAGCTCCATTCTTATTTATATTTTCATAAATAACATCTAATTCGTCTGAAAATTCTGTTGTTGTCATCAGCCTTTAATTTTTTCTAGTGAATATTCTAAACCTACTCTTAGATCTTGTCCTTCTCCTGAGCTTAAATAACTTAAAGCTTCTGCTAAATTAGGCTGTCTATTACTGTGGCATATATTAACACCTTCAGCAGTTTGGTATAAACCGCCAGATAATATAATTGTTTTAGCTGTAACTGATTTACTCAATAATAGTTTCAATTTATAATCTTTATCATTCAATGTATCTAAGAATAATTTAGGATTATTTTCAGCTCTTTTACCAACTTCGCTTTTAAGAAAATCTAAACTAGAATCCTCTGGAACTCTTATTCCTGACATTCTTAGATAATCTAACATAGCCTCTTTATTATCTTCTATTTTACCTACAGCTTTATACATTTCTTTCTTAGAATCCAAAACCTTATTAAAGTTTTTACTTTCCTCGTCGTGCCTAACCAAAACCCACCTATAAGTGGCTTTCTTTTTATTGTTATACTCGGTTAGATTTTTAGCTATCTTATCCGTGTAAGATTCTAAAATCCTTAGTTTAATAAATTCTTCTGGGTTATTTGGTTCAAGATAAAAATCTTCTTTAGATAATTTTATAGAGATACCATCCCAATAGTTATTTATTTTTTTATATACCGATAAATCATTAGGTTCTAAACCCATTAAAAGCTCTAAACCTTCTTTTTCTTCCTTAGAAAGTACATTAGCATATTTACCATTTTCAAGTTGTTTAGCTGGTAAACTTACAATACTGTCCTCTAATAAACCCCCATAAGCCACATGATTCGGATCAGTAATATTACCGTGTGGTCTTTTAACAAATTTTACTAGGACTTTGTCCTCAGGTAATTCAAATTTCATTCCTGCCATGATATTCAATTTTTAACATTTATAATGGTCAAGGAGTATTTCATTGTTATACTCCTTGTAAGCATTATTTATTATGCAAGTAAACTTGGTAACATTGTAGCTGTTCTAGACGGGTCTAAAACTGTTACTGCCAAATGACCATACCTTGTATATGTAGCACTATCTTCCATAGTACCCATGTATGTGTTATTAAGTTCTCCTGTAAAAGGATTTCTCATACCGGCTAAGTAGCCACGGATTTCACCTTGATTGGTTTCTACTTTCTGAATATTAGGTTCTTCTTCAGTTCCCATATAAAGAATATCATAACGATAAGATTCAGCCACGCCACCTTTAGGGTGATTAATTTTGTTTCTTACTTTATCATCATATAAAGCATCAACTTCTAATTTAACTTTGATACCATTAGGCGCATTCCACTCAGTGAATTGGTAACCTGCTGATAAAGCATTAGAATGTAATTCTGATGCAGTTTGGTTTATTAGTGAAGGATGTCCATGACCTCTTAAACTAACCCAACCAGATGCCTCAGCTGTTACAGCTTTATTAAATGCACTAGCTCCTCTAGTACCTGTACGAATCATAAATGATCTTTCGTCAAGCTCTAATTTACCTTCAACCATATCTGATAAAATAGATTCAAGTAAATCTAAGCTAAAATCATTATAGAATACAGTATTTGATACTTCCATCTGCTCTCTAATACCAGCACCTTGCTTGATATAAAACCCAGATTTACCGATATCATGATAAGTACCATCAGCACTTCTATTAGAACGAGAATACATACAAGCTCTAGATTTCTCTTGTGACCACTGACGCTCAAATTGCCACTCACAATATTGCATCCACACAGAGAAGTCCTTTTTATTTCCTTCTAAATCTACACCAGTAATCATAGAAGCAGTTTTTCTACCTAAATTATTACCCGGCTCTTTATGCTCCATTCTCAAAGTAGTAAAACTTTGACGCATATCAATTGGAGAGTTAAAATTAATCTCGCCACCTTTTACTGACATGGTATCCTCTACGGGAGAGAAGTCTTTTGAGAAACGCTTATTAGCTGTTAACTCTTCTCCAGGAACACCTGCTGTATTAGAACCCATAAGTTGTGTTTCATAAATCCAACCATCAGCAGCTCTTTGTGGTTCTGAAATCACTCTAAATTGATAGATTTCATTTTTCTCACCTACTAATACATTTACTTCTGAGAATCTTTTCTCTGGAAAAACTAGATAAATCAAGGTACCATTGGCACCTACATTATTATCACCAGAAGTAATGGGAGTACCAGCAATTTGATAAGCATATACCAAAGGTACATTTTTGTCGTCATTACCTACAAGTTTCCAAGTAAAATCAGCTTCACTTTCTAGTCGTTTGACTGGAAGTTTTGAAAGAACTGTATCCAAATTGTTTAAACCAGAACTAGCTAATAATTTAATTACGGTCTTGGAAAACAATTGTTGGTTTTGACCGAATAACTGCCCTAAATGGTTTCCAGTTGTTAAACCGGTCCAATTAACGCCTTCTGTCATTTGAAATTTTCCTATACTCATTTGTATAATTTTAAATTGTTAATTAATCTACAACATCTGTTATCACAGGCATATCGGAATTAGAATTATCAAAACTAGGATTACTACTTGATTCTGTAATATAATTACTTTTCTGTAACTTAGACTTCAAATAGTTAGTAGCCTTAGTAGCTGCTTTGGTTTCAAACTTTTTCAAATTTTTAAACCCATCCGTCAACTCAAATAAATAGTGTATATTAGTTTGAAATTCTGTTGGATGTTCTTGTTGGTAATGCATTAAAGCATTTAATGGTATACCCTCTTCAGTATGAGCTACAGCTTTAGTTATCAAACTATAAACCTTGTCTTGTATTCCTTTGGTAATAGAAAAACCATCAAAAATTTTATCCTTACTATAAACAGATTCCTTTAAATCATCTACTTGTTTTTGTCGGGCAACAGCATTATCTTTTTTTACTGTTTGAAAATCTTCAACTTCTTTTTGATACCTTAAATCCTGAGCTTCTTTTAGTTTTCCTCTGAATAATATTGCTTCTTCTACATCTTCACCTGAATCGCTAACTCTCTTAAAATGTTTTAAAGCATATGCTTCATCGAAACCTTTGGCTTTTATGCCCTCTAAAATTAACTCTTTTCTTACCTCTGAATCACTTTTTATAAGTTCATCAGTTAACTGTGCAAATGCTTCCTGCGATTGTAAATTATCATGAAAAGATTCCTGTGGGATACCCTCTCTTACAGCCTCTAAATATTTTTTTTGTTTATCTGTTAAATCAGCATATTCATTTGCTTTAATCTGCTTACGCATTACTTCTGCAAAGTCATCATCAGACTTTATTTTTAATAATTCATCTTCTTGCACTGTGATGAGCCCCTTATCAGAGAGGAAATTAGCAAACGTTTTAAACACATCGTCATCGGCAGGAGACTCGTTATTGTTAACAGACTCCTCTGAATTAGAGGTACTCTCATCAGTGCTGTTATCTACGCTCTCCTGGCTATTTGTGCCATCAATAACATTATTAATATTTTTATCTTTATTACTATTATCAACAAGTTCTTCGGGAGTTGTAACTGCCTCTTCAGGTATTTTAATACCTCCCATTTGAATCATATCCATTGATAAATCTTCTAAACTATTTTTTTCTGTTCCTGCCATAAAACACTATTTTAATACTATTTTTGTTAACAAATATAATAAGAATTCTATGATAAATTCGAAAATACCCTCATAAAACCCTAATAATTTTTATTCTATATTGCTATTTTACGAAACTTTTATCAGTTCGCGATAGCCTTTTTATTTTTACTCATCTCCATTTCAGCATGAAGTTCTTTAATTTTAAGCAATCTATCTTCATTGTTCTGAACTGTATCTTGCTGCAAACCATCTGTGTGTCCTTGCTGTTTTAATTGCTCTATTAATAACTTGGTAGCATTATTACTGTCTATTTCATACTGTTTTAAATCTCTATCAGCTTGTGCTATATCTACTTGTGTTTGTGATTTTTGCTTCTCTACCTCAGCCATTTGTTTTTCCGAAGCTTGTTTTTGCTCTTTTATATCTTGCTCGGCTAATTCTATTTTTCTCATCTTCTCTGTAATAGAATCAGAAAAAATAATATCCATAACAGTATTAAGGCCACCACCATTTTGCATAAATGCATGAGCTGCTTGGTTTAACAGTTGTTCTTTTTCTTTGGTTTTCATATCAGAAGTTATGAAAATATCATAATCTTGTTCTGAGAATTCATCTCCGTCTATTTCAAATAACTCAGAAGAAAAATCATCTAATATATTTTGTAGCTTCTTTTTATTACCCTTTAATGCTACTTTACAAGTCTCAAGAAAAATAGTCAAGGCTCGTATTTTTACATTTTCATGTTTAGTAAATAAAGGTGCTGTAGTATTAGATGACTGCATTACAGACCTTTCTACACCTCCCACAGTTTCGTTAGAAGATACAGCTCCCTGTCGTTGAGGAGAGATGCCTACGATTTCAGCCATTTCAGCCTTTATATACTCTAATAATTGTATTTGCTGTTGGATATAATTACCGGTTGTGGTATCTAACACTTTTCCGGTAGTATTAAAATTACCAGCTAATTTACCTTGGGCGCTACCATTTACACCCTCCTTGAAGGAATCAATAAAACCTATACCGAACTTAGCTGCGTAATTTAACCACTTATGTACAGACCAACCTTTAGGTATTTTAGCTAAATCCATTTCTAGAATAGACCCCCAGTTTTTAGCCAGAGCTTTATTTAATCTATCCCAAGTAATATCGAATGAATATTGATAGTTTTTCATCCTGTCTAATAAAGACACAGATTTCCCTTGATTAGTATTATATATTTCACCTATAATTCCTGGATGAGCTTTGGAAGGATTGGACATTCTATGGTATTGCACTGGCATTGGTTCTATAACTGGGTATATATCTGAACCTATTTTACAACCGTGCCACCACTCTCTTATCCAGATTTTCTCAGCTACTTCCCCTCTAGCAGGATCTACTATATATTCCTCAGCTTCTACCCTAAATTGAGTATCACCGTACTCATCAAAATATTTAATTCTATAAGCTAATTTTAAGGAACTCCAATAAACCCTCAGTACTCTTATATTTCCATCGTTATCCAGAAAATTTCTATTATATGTATTACCACTTGTTTCAGCAATATTCAAGTAACTTTCAGTTATTTCACCACCTTCTGGTATAATAAAACTATTTCTATAGTCTTGTTGGTCAAAAGCACCATGTTTAGAAACATATCCTTTAGATATACGATCTATTTCCTCTGTTTTTAATTTATCATAGTATGTGTCCTGCACTTTACCTGGAGACCAATGATCTTCTATGACTATAATATCAGAGTCTTCTATTCTAGAGGAATAACCTCCTCTTATAGTATGTACTTTTATTGGATTTAATTTTTCAAATATTGGTTCTGAATCTAAAATACCACATTGATAAATCTCTTCACCATGTATTAAAGCATCTTTAAAACCCTCTGTAAATTTGGCTTTAAACTCAAGTTCCCTCCAATAGTGTTTTAAAAGTTTAGAGGCTCTTACTTCTCTTATATCTTTCCACTCATACCTGAGATAGATAGCAAATTTCTCTAGTTCGGCCTGAATTTGTTCTTCAGACATGTTTTCCCTATCTAAAAGTTCTTCTATAGTTTTATTGACTAGTTGTTTTCTATTTTCTTGTTTTTGAGATATACCGTCTCTATCCCCGACTATAACAGCCCAGTCAAAAGGAGACTTTGCTTCTTCTCCTACCAATAAATCTATTTTTGGTACAACTATAGGATGATGGGGTAAATTATTTGGTATAGTGCTGGCGGCAACATTATAAGGATTTATCATTTGAGTCATATCCCCTATGTTTAACTTGCCTTCATATAATTCTTGATTAATTATCTTATGTCGAATATTACGTCTAGTATTATCGTTAGTATATAAAGAGGTAGAAGTATCTAAAGCATCGACAGTATCTTTTCGCCAAGCTTTATCTTTACTTTTATATGTTTTCCTTTGTGGAGGTAAGTTTATATCCATGTTCTTTATTTTTCTACAAAACTACTAAATTAATACAGATTATCAAAACCCATCTCCATTATACCCGGAATAATAGGGCCGGCAGAATCAGTATAGCCGGCTGGATTATCCAAGAAAAATGAATCTTCTGAGTAAGCTTCTTTATTTCCATTCTTAGCGTTATCTTTATTGGTCTCTATAAATTTCAATTTACTAGCTCTCAGTATAAAAGTCATTATACTTCGAGATACTCTATCAAAGTTACCATCACGATTCCATCTAATACATTCTTTTATATAACCTATAGAACGAATTCTTTGTAAATTTAACCTACCTTCTTTATCATAAGGATTTTTAGACATCATCCAATCTGCTTGCAATCTTCTCCCCCAAGCATTTATTGCTGGTGTAGGTGGTGTACCTTTGGATTTATTACCTGTAACATATAATTGTTTTGTATACTCCATATCTTTTAATATTTCTGGAGTATTAGCTAAATAATTCAAAGCACTATGCCTTTCAAAATACGGAAATAATCCCTTCAATTTATTCTCATAGTTTAACTCAGCATTATAATATACAGCTAATTTTAAAGCTATCTCATAATTGGAATTAGCGTTATTAAATCTACCAGTAAAATCAGCAACTACGGTATCCGTGAATGTATCAAATATCTCCACAGAAAATAAAGAAGTTCCTACGTCGTCATCTACAGGGTCAATCCCTCCGATATACCTACCCCAAGCAGGCTGTGTTTCCTTATGAGCCGTTTTAGGTAACTCAAACAACTCAACAGCACCTTCTTTATTTTTTCCTTTGTATGGGTATTCTCTTATAGGGTTGATTTGAAAATCAGGTCTAAATGATACACTCTGATTACTGTTCCACACTAGATTACCCACATAATGACTGCCTACAAAATGTTCTTGTGTTGGAGCTATAGAAGCAAGATATTCCTTTAAATCTGCTACAGGAAATACTGTTCCTTCTGTACGCATCACAGATTCTTGTGGAGTGAAAGGTTCTTCAGCTTTTACCTGAGCATAATCAGTTGTATCAGATGCATTATATTTTACTTCTATTCTTCTTTCTAATACTTGAGTGCAAGCTTTTACTATATCCGAATTACCATTTATATCATAACAATCAGCTCTATTTAAATAATCGGGTACAAAGAATGCACAAGTCCCTCCCTCAGCATTTTCATCCCATACATTTTGTACTGCATAAACTCTGTAAGCTTTGGAAGAATAAAATAATGATTCTAATCCTATAAAGTCAACACCTTCTTCCCCTCCAGTACCAAAAGCTAACATGAAACCAAATACACGGAAACCATCTTCCATGGATTTCTGAGCTAGTCTCCAGGACTTCAATAAATGTGGAAACGAACCGGCCTCTTCCCACATAATTATTTTACCCCTTTTTCCACGGGCTTTATCGGGGTCATTCTTAAGTGTAACACCTATAATCTCGGATAGAAACCCGAAGTCACCTGTTACTCCTTTTTTCTTATACCCTGATTTATGATGCATCGCAGTATCTGTAATGTTTAATTTTTTAGCAAAACCAACATGCTCTATAACAAAACTTAAAATATCAGATGCTTTATTTAATATACCATCAGTAGTTAAATATTCTTTATCGGCGGCTAAAGCAAATGATTTACTTTTCGCATATAAGAAGTAATTTCTAGCTAACATAGAAGCAGCCTTAAACGAGTAACCTTTTCCTCTGGCTTTTAATACTGTACCATATTTACCTATTTTTTCTGCTTGGTCTACATAGTGATAAAATAAATAATCACCATCCCAAAAATCCGGAAACC